ATATGGATACTGTTAAAGGTATCTATGATAGATGCCGGGCCTGGCTTTACTGATACATCATTCGTGTAATTTGTATCGGGATCAAGTAGAGCTCTCCAAGTTTCAAGAAAGACTCCGGTCACACGGTTACTCGCAGTAGGAGGCACACCCAAATCAATAATATTTACATTATCTATATAATCACCATTTAGGTCCATACCAGTATTAGTTACACGAATAACCTGACCATTTACAAGGGCATATTCAGGTTTAGCGTCGGCAGGATTCTGAGAGTAGAATTTATTCTGACCGATTATATCCTTAAAGGATTTGTCAGCATAGAAAGGAGCAAGGGATATCCACCCAGAAGGTAATGATTTAAGGTTTTTACTCGCTATAATATTCTGGAGTTCTTGAGAAAGATTCATCTCAGAATCAAGAGGGGGTTTTCCTTTCTGGAAAACAACCATATCATAGTTATAGCCCTCAGCATCATAAACCACCGAAACGCTTTTACCTAAGTCAGCCATAATTTCTTACTCCTATATTTTTACAATAATTGTTTACTGTTATTTCTGGGATTATCATATTGAATAATAAATGTTCCACTTAAATATTCCAGTGATGCTACTTGTATATCCTCGGAACCAGTTTCCCCATAAACGTAATAAGAAGCCTGATATTTCTTTGTTCCGGGTAAATTACCGTCCTTTGTACTTACAACTATTTTTCCATCGGCTGTTATATAGGCACGACCGGGGCCTCCAGAAACCTCCAAAGGATCATCCTGTAATACTAATGCTAAGTTGTCCTCAAATACTCCCCGAAATAAATTTTCCGGACCACCTTTATCTATTGTCTTATAATTCAGGACTGGGATGGTTGTAATGTAAGAAGTGGCCGCTCCTTCGTTATATACCGCGAAAATGGGGGATCCTAAGTCATCCCGAACAATAAGGGATCCATCGGCCTTAACCATTTTTAAAAAGGGTACAACGACATAATCAACGTCAGAAACATCCTTTATTATTTGAATAATATCACTCTGAGTAACGCTAACTCCAACACCGACCTGACTTAAAAAGTTAGAAATTGCTGTCTGAATCTTTGATGAAATTTGCTCTGTATTTGAAATACCTGCTTTGGGAGTAACAACAATGTGAAAATCTACTACATTTTTTATAGCTTCTTTTACAATAACATCAGCACAAGCATGCTTCATCTTATCTACATCAGCCTGAACTGAAGCTAATAGACCGTTTGTTGTATATTCAATGAGAAAATTTTCAATAGCTATATAATTTATAAGAACGGTCTGACCGCTTAGTATCATTCCCGTATCTATTAACTTCACTGTTGTTTCAATAGTCTGTGATCCAGGATCTAAAGTATAATCAACATCCCTAACATAAGTGATCGTTTTATCGGTATTCGTAATAATAACCGATTGAGGATCAACTCCAATATAAACAAGAGCCTCATCCACATTCTGAACCATTATATGTGCCTCATCACTTACTGTTTGGAATTCGGTCAGAGGTAAATCATTAGCAAATTTTATCCTAATACCATCCTGAGCAATAGTGGATCTTCCTTCCTCAAGAGGGTCCTGTAATTTTACAAGATCCCAGTTATCAGAAGTTAAGGTACCTGATAACTGACCGGTCACAGAAACTATTCTTTCAACAGGTTGATGATCCAATGTAAAAGTATCAGAACTTCTATATTTATAATCAACAAGAATTATATCGGATGAAGCTAAACCAATTGAAGTATTAATTATATTTGTATCAAGAACTACTGTATCCCCATCACCTATAATTGTAAGACCAGTAAGGTCATAAAGAGATGACCTGGTAGCATTATAAACTCTACTCACTTCGAATATGGGGGTATGAACTGTAACCCTTGTATTTTCGGTTTTAAATTGGTAAACCGCTGCGTCTATAACATTGAATTGTTCACCAAGGAGATCCCCGGACCCAGAACTAAAAGCAAAGGCTATTTTATCGGATACCTGCTGAATTCTCTGTCCTTGGATATAAATATCCACTTTTCCACCAATGTGTTCATTTCTTAAATGATCGTAATCACGGTACATTAAGCTATCTCCGGCCTTTTCGACTCGAACGCCCTGGACTCCCGAGACTGCCACAGAGGTTTTTGCATAACCACCCTCAGTACCCGTATCGGCAAAAAAAGCAAGCTGAATTCTTGAGGCTAAATCATGGTTACTTTCTAAATCGACACCAAATTGAATAGGAGAGGGATTCTCTACCAAAAAGTTAGAATCTGCTCCGGAATTAATTGTTTTAATAGTATAAGAGTCGGTATTCCCTGAAGTACCCGCAACCACTGCCTCTACTTGTACGGTAAGTTCATACTGGGCCGTTGCTGGATTATAATAAGCATCACGGCTATCATAAGGCATAGTTTTTGTTTCAAGGACTCTATAAGGCTGTGAGGGGATTCCTTGATCTACGTCACCTAGGGACGATACCTGAGCTCCTTCGGTGACTTGCATATCCCTAATGGGGGCACTCTTAGTATAGAAAACTACATCTCCCACGGCAGACTCAGCCCCTGATCTAATAATATTTACATTTGAAGCCAGTTTATCAAATTGTTCATCAATTAAATTTTGTACATCATTAACCGTAGGTAGGTATAAAGCCAATTGTAACGACTTTTTCTTAACGGAAGACTCAGGAGGGTCGCTTATACCATCACCATCCGAGTCATCAAAATCCTGTAGAGCACTAACAGATAATGCTCGAGCTAAAAAGTCCTGTATTACGTACAATCTAGCGGACTCTTCTGAAACAGGATCCATCTCATCCCTAATCACAGTCCCGGGCTTTACATCTATACCCGGATCAGATGCCAATAATTCTCCGTTATACGTAAGAATTATATCATTCTGGGTCCGAGCGGGTAAATCCTTGATTCCCGTAGAAATAGTGATGGGTGATCCTTCAAGTTCTGCCGAGTAAGTACTTTCTGTGACCTGTCCAAGAACACTGTCGTAAATTACAGCTGTTACCACAAAATAAAAGGGTACTTCTTGATTAAAACCGACAGCGGGTAGGAGACCCTCTTGAACCATAGTATCGTATGTATCTCGGTCAAAATCTACGGAATAATAATTTTTCCGAACAACTCTATCAGTAGTTGTAGTGATTCTTATTTCTCCTACGGTATCTGTTGTTTCACTTATTTGAGTTGTCTCATCCTCATAAAAAGAGGGGTCATCAACAGAAACCAATTTACTATTAATTTTTACATAGATGTTGTTTACACCGCTACTTTGATAACTAACATAAAAGTTATAACCCTGCAGAGTTAATTCTGAGTTTTCCGCTGTAATAACCTGAATTTTGTCCTGAAATCTTTTAAGACTTACACCGGTCGGGGAAAAAATAGTTATAAAGGAACTATCCTGAACAAAAGTAATATTTATGGTACTAGCAGCACTTTCAAGATCAGTATCATTTTCTACCGCGGTAACAGTATAAGTATTTAAGCCCTTTTTGAGAGACCCCGTCCAAGCCCACACACTATCTCCGGGAGTATAGGATACCCCTGAGGACGAGCTATTGACGAGTACTTCTGATGCCATGGGAGATACAGTACCAGAAAGAGTTTGTATTCTGGTATTGGTAGAATAATCTTCACCGTTTGATGGAAGAAGAATTATGGGAGCTTGAATTGTCATAATTTTATCTCAACCTAAGAATTTGAGTAAATTGTACGGGTTTTCCTGATTGGGCAGTAACAGAAATAGTCGCACGTAGTATTGTTGGATCTTCTTCGTCCGAAGTAACCTGTATATCATTTACGGACTCTAGCATTTCTCCGGGAGTTATCGCCCGACCAGTCATTTGATATTGAGCCTGTAAATCTTGTAACTTTTGTAATGTCCGCGTTATTTCTGATGTAATCTGTGAAACTAAAAAAGATGTATTAGCTATCTTATTTCCTATCAAACCTACTAACCCCGTACCTATAAATTGATGGAAAGGATTAGAATTTATAGTAGTAATAACAAATTTCTCAATGTTTTGCATTAAAAGGGCCTCATCCCTAATGGTATAGAGACCTCCCCGGACATTATAAGAAATATCATCTAGGGTATTTGACCCGGAACATTTTGCACAAAAACTCGACAGAGTTAAATATGTTATCTCAAAATAATCCCGAGGTGACCGCCATTCATCTTTAAGTTTTATTATTCGATCTCTATTAACATCTATTTGTTCCGGGTCGGGTACAATATCATATAAA